TTAGCAATCCATCTCACTTGTGAAGCAGGTAAAATACTGAATCAGTGTGTTTTGCAGATAAACCAAATTTGACTGTACGGCATTAGAGTGCTCGCTTTCGATACCCAGCCGATCCAATGGTAACCCGAACGCTTTAGCAATCTGTTTCGTTGTCCAATCGCTAGAATTGACTAGATTCAGCACGTCAGTATTAACTTCGAGTTGCTTGTAATCCATATCATTATCTAGAATGATGGTCTTGAGGGCATTATCACCACTGTTGGCAGCTTCAAATTTATGACGGATGTTTTCTTTGGCCTTGGTGTCTAGCTGGGTCTTGTTGACTTTAAGAATGCCTGTCCCTTGGACACCGGTGTTAAAGAAGCCTTTCAGTAACGCATGTCCAGACTTTTGTACCCCAACCTCATCACGGAGGCTATACAGTGGTGATAGTCCTTTGTAACCGTCTTGTGTGAAGCACTTGAAGTGTAAGACCTCACTGGCATTTAAACGCTGTGAACGACCGCTGTCAGGCGTGTATTCGTAACTGATAATGCCGGTCGTATCATCTTGTTTAACCACCATTTGACTGTTGGGGACTAACTCGAAGCCAGTGACTTGTCCGCTAGGATTTTTAGTAACCCGTGCAAAGCTGTTACCATTCAGCAGCATGTTAGCAGCTAGAGCAAACTTGAACGCCCACGCGGTCATGTGGTCATTGGGTGCTTTGTTAAGGAGCACGCTGATGCGCTTGTCACTATATTCAATCGGATTAGTGGCAAGATCACTGGCAATCACGCGCACGGCCGTAAACACATCCGAATTACGTAACGCACCAATTCCCACATATAAGCCGCTGTCATTGGTGGTCATGCTGACAAGCGCATCTAAGAACGGGTCGCTGTTGTCATCGCGTGGTTTTGTTGTGTCATTCGTGAAAAAGCTCATTGTTTCACCTCCCTTTGTTGAAGTTGATGATGACTGCGACGGAGATCAAGGCCGTGCCGACTGCTAACATACCAACGCCAAACCCGAACAGCCACCAGATACCGACAACCATACAGATCAGCCCCAGCAGTAATAGCACGGTCTGCACATTAAAAACCAAAGTCATCGCTCGCATAGAACCGGTTCATCTCCTCACTGTTTTCTGTTGTCGTGATTGAATTCATTGCAATCGTGTAGGCATTCATCAGTGCTGCCAGTGGATCAATCTTAGTGGCGTTCTTTGCCTTATCTATCAGTGCATTATTGTTGGAATCGTATTTCAGAATAGCGTTGTTCACCGCATAGGCCAGTAACTGATTATCAGGGTGCTTTAACTTGCCATTGAAGAGATCATCACGGAATCTAACGGTCGGAATCGACAACGTAAGCCTACCTTGGCGCACTTCAACCATTGGCAAGTCACGCTTTTCAAACTCTGGTAGAAGGTATGAAAAAGACCATGGATCGTAACAGATGGCACGAACGTTCCACTGGTTCCGCTCGATCAGGTCGAGAATGAAGCGGAGCACCTCGTCATAGTCGATCATGCCGCTCTCCAGTTTGGTGATGCTGCACTCGCCGCGCTGTTCTCCAGCGATGTAATCGAACCCGTCACGTTTGATCTTTTCTTCCAGCCCGTACTTCGTTCCTACGAATGAATGGCTGTCAGCATACAGGTAGCCATCTTCTGGAACCAGCCACGAAATGCTAGTCAGGTCGCTAGACTTGGATAGGTCCAGCCCGATATACACGTCTTTTCCTTTGGTGTCTGGTTGCTCGGTAGTGGCTTTTTCCCAGTCGTCCAGACTGATGTAACTGTCTGCTCTGGCTGATTGCCAAGTGTTAAAGTTCTTGACGAGAACTGGCCTTAGGGTTCCTTGCTTGGCTGCTAGATCAACATCAGCTTGCAAGCTAGGCCGCATTGTCTTCGCTCTTTCAGCATTAGCCAGTAGTGGATTGGACTTCTCCCAAGTCTCTGGTGCAAAGGCTTCATCCTTGCTATCCTGCTCAAAAACGGCAATAAAATACCGATCTGCTTGTTCGCGACCGGTTAGGACTTTGGAAACGAATTTATATTCTTTATACATAGGACCATTCAGGTCTGGTCCCGTGGTCGAGATGACGGCCAGCAAACTGTTTTCACTGTTGATCTGGCCGGATTTGAGTGTTCGTAGAATCTCATCATTACGAGCCAAGGCGAACTCATCAATAATAGCCAAGTCACTTTGATAACCATCTAGGCTGTGCAGATCAGACGCAAGCGGAACGGCTCGGCTGTTGCTCTGCAAGTCGATGATTTCATTACGGTTGATCTTCAAACGATCACGCACTGACTCAGACACCTTAGAGACCTGACGCAAACCACTAGACAACATATCAAAGGCTAAATGTGCTTGGGAATTGCTGTTGGCTGTGTAGACACACTCTCGGTTCATGGCTGGCTTGTTCTCCCTGAGGAGATACAGCGCGCCAAGGCAGGCCATTAGGTACGATTTTCCGTTCTTTCTAGCCATCGATATATAGGCTCGATCATAACGGCGATTGCCGGTTGCCTTATCTCTCCACCCGAAAAGCTCAGCAACCAACCACTTTTGGTAAAGTTCTAATTTTAGCGGTGACCCATCACGTGCCGGCATCAGTTCGATGAATTTAATGGCTTTGTTGGCAAAGTCCTCATCGAAGTAATACGGCCATGGGTTCTTCTTGCGCTTGCTGGCTTTCAGGTCCCGCCGATAACGTCTTGCAGCTTGCTTGATCTTTTTACAAGCAACAATCTCACCGCTTAGCACCTTGTCAGTGTATTCAGCCGCATAGTTCATGATGACATCAGATCCGCGAACGGATCGTAAGGCTTCTTCTTAGTCTCATTCTTCACTGCCAACTTTGCCCGGCTGTAGACTGACAAGCCAAGCAAGTCATCAATACGGATCATCTGATTAGTGGCATCAAGTTTCATTTTTACTGCTGGGTTAGCTTTCACACTATCGGTGGTTTCAACCATCATGCCTTGTTCTTGAATCAGCTCGGCAGCTTTCTGAATGTCAGAATAGGCTTGGCAATGACTGGCAATCAGGGCAGCGTCCAGTTCGCTCACTGGAATGTCCTTCTTGAGTAACGGCACAATACGTTGCCACTCGGTCACGGCATAGTCATCAAGCCATGCGGGGGGCTGGTCAACTAATTCTTGATAGGTGAACAGGGATTCTTCCATGTCACGCCGATCGGCGAGCTTCTTCTTGCTCATCGTGCCGCGCATTTGCGTAATAGATTTCAGTGGTGCTCCCATCTTGATCACGTCCTTTCTTTATAATTACGATTAGACTTATCTAACTTAATTATAACACATTGTTTCTAGTTTACATAATATATTACGGTTATCACGGATTTTCAACAACGAAACTCCTATGCTTGGTTCCCAAAACTAGATTACCTAGCCCCCATATTCATGTGGGGGTAGCGTGCCGCGTCTTCTACTTTCGTTTTGGTTCCGTGGCAAGCATTACACAGACTTTGTAAGTTGCTCTCGTCCAGTCTGCGGCTCCAGTCCACACGTATCGGCACAATATGATCTACCACGTCAGCTTGTACATATAACCCCTTTGCTTGGCATCGCTCGCACAGTGGATGTGCTAGACGATACGAGTAAGACAGCTTGCGCCACGCTTTGGACTTGTAGAACTTGAAGTAACGACCACCGATTGCTTTGCGATATGCGTAGCGTTCGTTGTCGGACGCTCGTGGTTCTGGCTGGTGCTTATCACAGTACCGTTGATTGAACGGCACCATGGTGTTGCACCCAGCGTGGTTACATAGCTTCATGATCATGCCAATACGCCTACCGTTTCAGGCTCAGACTTATCGTCGCTATAGTAAAGCTGAACAGTCAGAAGGTTATTCGGTGTAACGGATACCCGAATAAACTCAACTTGATGTCTGTGTAACATCATGAACTTGTCGATGACACCGTTTAGTTCTCCTTGATACGCAGTATATTCAAATAGTTTCATAGTTCTAAGCTCCTTTGGTTGTCTTCTTGAGTGTCACAACATCGAATGCATTGGGATCATCATCGTAGGCAATAGACTGAATCGCGTACAGGGTGCCATTAAGTTTTACCTGTGTGCTGTCATCTATCGCGTCAGTGTGGCGCACTACGATCGATATAGTGTCCGCTAGATCTGTGCCCGTGATCTGGTAGGTCTGTGTAACAGTGCGGTTATATGATCCATAGAACAGGGTGCCAGTCGACTCAAATGTAGAGATGTTAATACCTGCACCAGTCCTGTGATTAACTGTCTTACCGATTTCAGCCACCTTGTTCAGGCGGGCAATTGAATAGTTCTTCATGCTATTCCTCCTTGTTAGCTGATGTGGGGCGCGAGCTTGATCTGTTCTTTAATGCTTCGCCCCGAAATGTTGGCATGCCAGTTAAGCTCTCTATAGTCAGCAATCTCAAATCCTGCTGCTAAGAGTGCGCCTTTCATCATGCCGTTAGTAATGTAGAAACCACCCGGCAAATCAGTGAACAGATGTTTAATGCCATACGATGTGTACTCACTGTTGATTGTCTTTCGCTTGGCCAGTCCCTTAGTCCAAAGATATAAAGCGTTCTGCATGTCCTCGGGCATCAGCATAAACGCGAACGGATGATCCTGTTCAAATGGGCTAAGGCCGGGCGACTTAGGTTCAATGTGCCAATTCTTGTACTCGTAATATTTGCGATACTTCTGAGGGATAGGGAATTCTTGTTCAAACCTAGCCCATGTGCTTTCTGGATATAGCATTGTTTTCAACCTCCGTAGTTTTAAACTTGTTTGTTTTTTAAGTGTCCCACGTGTCCCGGGCTCCTAAACGTTGGTATATAGGCGTTTATCTGGGACAACAGACGTGTCCCGAGCTGTCCCGGACGTGTCCCGATGAGGTTGTGGGACAGCAGTGGGACATGTTGGGACAGCAGTGGGACATGTTGGGACAGCAGTGGGACATGTACTTTGTCCCAACAAAACGTTGATACATAGGCGTTTATAGCACTGGGACAGGTGGGACAGTAGAAAAACAAACACTTTACTTCCTGACGTATCCTCTTGAACGCTGACCATTGATTCGCACTCGTTCACGATCCCACCCATCCATGTTATCCATGATGAGCTTGATACGTTTTGCTTCCGATCCAGTACGGCCCATCAGGTAACGGTCAACTGATTTGTCGAACACCACTTCCATGATCTCTCTAGTGGTGGTTTGTTGCAGTGGTTGTAATTCTCCAGCATCCAAGTGCTGTTGTAACCAAGTGGCCACATCACCGTTATGGTCAATATGAGTGTGAAAGAAGCTGGCCTTCAGGCTCAATGACAGCTTTTCCCAATTTGATGGCACTTTCATGTTGAGAAAGTCTTCGATGGCCTCTTTCATAGGGTCAACGGTCTCTGCTTCTTGTTGATATGGTTTAGCCAGTTGCATCAGCTTATCATCAGCAAAGACACTCTCACCCGCATCAACCCATGTTTTGACCTCTGCCAGTACCTGATGAACGTCGTGGTCAATCTTCGGTACGCTTTCTTCGTTGCGCCATACGGTCTTTGTGGGCTTTGTAACACCACATCTGATAGGGAAGAAACGCCGTTCACCAGTAGCGTCTTTCAAGTAGTCCTGTTGATTAGTGCTGCCAATGAACACACACTTGCGTAAATGTGGGTAAACGTAATGGCTATAACTCCCTCGGTATGAATCAGACTGGGCGCTAATGAAACTCTTAGCCGACTCAATCTCAGTTTTTTTCATTGCAGAAAGTTCACCGAGTTCCATGATCCAGTTACCTTGCAGCTTCTTGTAATCTTCGTCCGTTTTGCCCATTGATTTTAATGAATCGCTGAACTTTGTCGGGAATAAGTTACGAGCAGCCGTACTTTTACCAAGTCCTTGTTTACCTTCAAGAATTGGAACGAGTTCAAACTTGCAACCGGGTTGATAGACACGTTTTACAGCACCAGCTAACCATTTACGAGTAACAGCACGGGTATATTCATTGTCCTCGGCACCTAGATAGTCGATGAAGTAACGTTCTGCTCTGGGTGTACCGTCCCATTGTTCCGTTTCGATCCAGTCTTTAACCGGGTTGATCGACTGCTCTTTGCCAATGTTGACCATCGCGTCTTGTTCGTTTTGCTTACTGAACAATATATTGTGCTTGCGTTCAATGTATGAGCGGACGATAGCATCGTCTTCATCGGTCCAGAATCCTTTGCGGATTGGTAATCCTTTAACGCCTTTTGACTTGATAAGCATCTCTGAAAAATCGTCCCATGCAATCACATTGGCGAAGGTTGGATCATTATCAAGCAGCAGTTGAACATTAACGACTGAGTCTTTTCTAATGCCACCATTGCCGTCAAGTTTAAGGTCATTGCGCCATTGCTCTTGGCCTGTAAAATCAACGTTGACCACTTTATTGGCTTCTTGCTTAATATCTTCGGGCATCGCTTTAACCAACCGCACGCCTCCTCTCTTCGGCTTTCAATACTGACTTGAAAATCTTATTAACTTCGGCTTCTGCCAGGGGTGTATCTAGATAGTTATCATTAGTTGTAAACAGCAAGTTATAAACTGTCTGCGGCTCTGCACCTGTGAAGAACATTTTGCCAGCAATCTTGGTCAGAAAGTCATTGCGATTGCCAGTACTAGTGCCGTTCACTATTTCATCTAGTAGCTTGCCTGTCCATCGTTTACCTCGATAAACTGTTGAACCACCCAACTGTGGGTTAGGGTGGCTGACACGTTGAATCTCAGTAAGTAACCACTGAGGCGCTGGGGCTAGCTTGGTGATCTTGTGTCCTTTGAGTGGTTGATACATACCGTTCTCGCGAATGCTAGGGAAAACCGGTACACCAGTCGCGACATAGTCGAGGCCGGTTTTTTCGCCATTCTTAGAGAACAAATCCGATCGACTGGTTAGCTTCAATTCCTTGGGATAGGTGAAGAAGATATGGAGTCCACCGTTTGGCGTTGTTTCTATATAGGTAGATGGAATCTGACCAGCACGACCATCAGCGCACAATTTAGCCAACGTCTCATTGCCATTAGCCCCGCTTTTATGACCCATATCAATATCGAATACCAGCACGCCATCAAGCCCCAAGCCAATATTGTAGTTAGGATGTTCGCCCCACCATTTCTTGGCTTGTTCTGGGTCTTTGGTGGCATCTTTGTACCCATGCGAACCAGCAAGTGGTGTTCGTGTCTCTGGCGCAAGTGGATAGACTGCAAAGCCATGCTGCTGATAACCAAGCGCTACTTTAAGCACGTCGACCATCGGCAACATCTCCTTCCAAAAGTAGACGGCGAGCATCAATGATCTTGTCGGATGTGGCATCAGTTAATGCTTCAAGTGACTTATCTTTAAGTTCTCGCCGCAGAACGATTAGCAGTGAACTGGCTTCTTTGAGTAAATCTTGAGTTGCTTCTATATCTGGCCTCGTCATCATTTGTCTGCCTCATCAGTTTCAGGGGAGTCAATAGCGTTAATCTGGTCGGTGATAATATCTCGGGCACAAAAGACTAGACATTTCCACGTATCAAAGTCTCGTAAAGCCTCTAAAGCTACCAATTTGGCATTGTCGTGCGAGTGATTTTTATCGAAATGGCAAACTGAGATACCGAACTCATCTAGTTCATCGCATAGTGCAGATAGTGCCCCTTTTGCTTTGCGCAAGTCGTACAGCGAATCACACAAATCTAATGGTTTATTAACAGTAGTTGAAACATTTTTCATCATAATTGCCTCCATTTTCCTTGACAAAGTAACCACTTAGAGGCAAGCTAAAAGTCGATATAGATTTTTTCGCTTGTCTTCTTCTCGCCTTGAGTTGCCGCTCTTGGCGATTTTTTTGTGGCCTCAATTAGTGAGCGTTTTTCGGCTTTTTTAGCTGCCCAATACCGATCACAATCAGCGTCAGCCTTTACAAACTGTGACCACGTCCACCCATACTTGCTATTTATCATTTTTGCCATGGTCATAGTCCTCTCTAAACTGTAGAAACGCTCCCAGCACGCCACCGTTCATGAAAACCATCAGCATGACGGGTATAACTGTCGGGTGGATAAATATCCACGTAATAAGGCTAGTAATCGGCATCGTCCTCGTTTTCATACAGCTTTAGGATTTCCGATACACGCAGCAGCTCTTTTGCAGTCGTAACGGCCAACTCGCTATTGGGAATATACTTGCCATCAACCGTGACAGTACTGTCTTCTGCAATGCCATGAACGTTAAGCTGAATGTCGTCAATCAAATTTCCAAGCTCGTGATCTAGTGCTATCTCTTCTTTACTAAACAAATTCATAATGTTTCCTTTCTGACTTTATGCGTCTGCCATAAGTTGCTTACAATTTACCGCCTGCCCAGCGTGATTATTTGCCGTTGTTCTTCATGTAGTTGTCGATGTCTACGGTATTGATTCGCTTAACGCCACCAACCACTTGCATCGGCAAACCTTTTCTAGTCCAAGACAACAGTGTGTTACGAGCCACACCGGCATAAACCGCTGCTTGACCGATGTTCAGCTTTTTAGGCTCATCATGTTGTGGTGCAAGCTTACTGACCGCTTGGATCACTTCCTGATGAATACGATCTTGTAGCTGCTTGTCGAATTCCTCGGACAACAATAGTTCTGCTTTCATTGAAGCCATATCATTTCACCTCCACGGCAACAAGTTGTTGCTTTGATATCTATAGCCTACGGCAACATTATGTTGCTGTCAACAATTAGTTGCAACTTTGTGCAAAAAAATTTATGATAACGAGGAAGAGAGGTGGCAATTAGATGCAAAATAACATTTTGAAAGCCAGAAAAGACAAAGGCTTATCTCAAGCTGATCTAGCTAAAAGGATCGGGGTTACACGTCAATCAATAAGCCTTTATGAGAACAATAGCCGAGAGCCCAAAATCGACACTTGGCAAAAATTGTCGAATGTTTTAGGAGTTTCAATACCATATCTACAAGGGATATCGAGTGATCCAACCGCAATTGATGAAACCATCGCACATACGATGACTAATCGAGAACTAAAAAAATTATTGATGACTTTGAACATGGAAATAAAACTCCAGAAGATGCAGAAAAAGTATTATCTGCTATCAAAAAGTCCATGAGCACCACTGAATCCGTGAATCAAATGCGCCAGCGCGCCATGAATCAGTTAGTTAATAGTATTGACAACCTCGATTTAGAAAAGATGGATACTTTTGAGATGTTGACCATCAATGATGCAATTCAGCTCTGTATTGCTTTCTACAATGGTTTTCATTCAGATAGGGGTCTGTCGGCATCATTTGGTGCTTTGTTAAGTGGATTACGTTCAATCGTTAAGAACGATGGGCAAGTCGACTACGTCAAGTCTGAATTCATGAGTTCTTTTGAACAGCTTCTAGATGCAGTAACAGCAAAACACGCTTAATTTCTATATCTAATATCATGGCCGAAAAATCGGCCGCCACCTTTTCGCCAATTCCGGCGAAAACTCTCCAATCTAACACCGCCTGCCCAGCGTGACGGATAGGAGAAGAATATGGCAATTAAAAAAGTAAAGCTTAAGTCTGGTGCAGTTCGCTACCGCGTAACAGTCAACGCTGGCCTTGTTGCTGGAAAACGCAAGAATATTGTTCGCAATGTTCAAAGCATGCAAAAAGCACGTCTACTAGAGTCAAAACTCAAGCTAGACGTGGCCAATGGTTTATATGATGAAGAAGACACTACCCCACCGGTTCAGACCTTTAGTGATTTGTATAATCAGTGGTGGCCAATCTATGTTCAAACTGTGGAAGGAAGTACAGCCTATAAGACTAAGCAGCTTTTCCATAACCATCTGATCCCTATGTTTGGTTCTAAAACTCTCACCGCGATAAAAACCGGCAGCATTCAAAGTGCTGTCAGTCAGTGGCGAGAAACAACCACCAAAGCATACAAGGAACGTTTCATTTATTTGAAGAAGATACTCTCATTTGCTGTTAAGATGCAGTACATCGAAAAGAACCCCGCAGACGGTGTCGAATTGCCACGCGGGGTAGGATCTGGAAAGTCACCAGTTTACTGGGATAACAAGCAAGTCGCCCGATTCCTAACTTGCATTGATCCTAATAACGATCCAGAAAAGTACACAATGTTTCTGCTGATGGTTAGCACCGGTATCAGGCGTGAAGAACTATGCGCTTTGAACGTATCAGATGTTAATTTCAAAACGTCCACACTGTCAATCAATAAAGCCTATGCAACTGGTCTGAATGGTAAGGAATCAATTAAAGGTACCAAGTCAACCGCGGGTATGCGCACAATACCATTAACCCCGAAAGTGACAATACAGCTTAAAAAGTGGATAGCATTACTTGACACAAGCAAAATTATCAGCATTCGAGATGATCGGCCACTGTTCCCATCTCCACAACATTTTGAAAAACGTTTAGGCATTAACAGGCCTAACAAGTGGCTGAAAGATATTATTGAAGCAAACCACCTTACACCTCGCATCACATTGCACGGTCTGCGTAAGTCTTTTGTAACGAATATGATCCGCAGCGGTGTTGATGTTTCAACTGTACAGCGGCTTGCCGGTCACTCTACGCCCGATGTGACGCTTCGCATATATGCTGGCATGAATCAGTCGGATGCTCGAGAAGGCATCGACAAGTTAGCAGAATATATGGCACAGGTAACATTTTAG